CGCTTATGGAGAGTATGTCTGCTCAGTTGATGTGTGTCCACTCTAATTATGCTGCCCTCCCTGAAACGGCTGCTAACATGACTATGATGTACCAGTATAGTGAGGACAAGAGAGAACACGCACAAACCTTTTACAATGTCTGTGAGGCTGCTATTGCTCACTACGGGGATGAGTTTACCCAAAATCGTCTACGCACAATGAAAAATTATGTTGATACCTTTTATTCGTGGGATGGGAGAGCAAGACAATGGAATGCTTTTCTGACTTCTATGAGAGATAAAATTTCTGACCGAAAGATTCCTGAGTCTGAAGTGCTGGTGTTTGAAACAGCATAAATATAGGGTAAAACAGAAAGAGTGATATGTCTGAAGAAAACCCGTTCGATAACGTAATTCAATTTCCTGTGATTGCAAGACCCCACCCAGAGGAAGAGGCAGATGATAAAACAATTGCTGAATCCAGACGTGTGTTTGAGATGAAACAAATACAGTATGATGTGGATGAAATTGTCGGTCATATGATTAAACATCTTGTCAATATGGGATATCCGATCACCGAAGAGAAATCTGCCAGATCAATCACGTTGGTCATGGAGGCGTTGACTTCCATGCTCTATGAGCTTCATGGTTTTTCCCACCCATTACAACAGCCAATAAGAACACCACAGGCATTTGACCCATCTGGTCTATTGGAAGGCTTTGTGATAGCTCCTATGAGCTTACCTACGGCAAACGTAGAGGTAAATGCCCCAGAAGAGGATTGATTATGATTTTGTTGGATATGAATCAGGTGATGGTGGCCGCTCTTATGGCTCGCATTCACAAAGAGAAAATCAAAGAAATTGAAGAGTACATGTTCAGACACATGGTTCTCAACAGCATTCGTTTGAACCTTGTAAAGTTTCGCCGTGAGTATGGTGAACTTATCATCTGTTGTGATGGTCGCCAGCCATGGCGCAAAGACGTGTTCCCTTACTACAAAGCGAAGCGTAAGGCCAATCAGAAGGCGTCTGACGTGGATTGGGACCGGGTATATACCATCTTCAATAAAATCCGTGAAGAGGTGAAAGAGAATTTTCCCTACCGCGTCATTCACATGGATCATGCAGAAGCAGATGACATCATTGCCTCATTCTGTCATAAGTATGGGACCAAGTTTCTTGGTGGTACAAAAGAACCTATTCTGATTCTCTCAGGAGACCACGATTTCAAGCAACTACAGGTCTATCGCAACGTCAAGCAATATTCCCCTGTGCAGAAGGTGTGGTTGGATGTGAAAGATGCAAAGGCGTATAAGATTGAACATATCATGCGGGGTGATGATACTGATGGGGTGCCGAATATCAAGTCAGATGATGATGTATTTTTGGATGATGGAAGAAGACAAAGCCCGATCTATCAGAAATGGGTTGATGAAGTACTGTTGAATTTTGACGGTGGTTTGAAACCAAAGGATGTTTTCACAGAAGATCAACTTCGTAACTGGCAACGCAATGAGAAACTGGTTGACCTTGATATGATTCCTGAGTGGATTAAAGAAGAGACTACCAAACAATATGAGGCGGAAGCCGGGAAGAACAGGAGCAAGCTGCTTGACTACTTCATGGAACACAACCTCAAGAACTTAACAGAATCAATGAGTGAATTTTAGGAGACACAGATGCCAAAGAAAACAATTAGTGAGATCATCAAAGAAGCCTCTGAACTGAGGACCCGGCAGGAGAAGATTGACTTTCTTCGCCAGTATGACTCTTCCGCCCTTCGGATAGTCCTGCAATATGCGCTGGATAGCAATATCAAGTTTCTGTTGCCAGAAGGTGAGCCGCCTTACAAACCCAATGAATACGACGAAAGCCGCTATTGGCTCTACAGTGAGGCACGGAAGCTGTATCTGTTCGTAGAGGGTGGTAATGATAATCTGAAGCCGAATAGACGTGAGATGCTGTTTGTGAGCTTCCTAGAGAGCATTGACCCCGAAGACGCCAAACTGATCCTTTCAGTGAAGGACAAAAAGTTGCCTGTGAAGGGCATTACACCAAAGCTAGTCAACGAAGCTTTCGGTGATTTGGTCAATTTGTAAGAACTCTGATTGCCTAAATACTGATATGCCAACATACACTTTAATGAATAAAGAAACAGGCGAAACGTATGAAGAAATTATGACAATTTCTGCATACGAAACACTGTTGGCTGAAAACCCCCACATCGTTCGTGTGTGGGAAAATTCCAAACTCAACATTGTATCAGGCGTTGGCGGCATTAAAGTCGATGACGGATTCAAAGAAGTATTGAAAAAAATCAAGGATGGGAGTCCCGGTAGCACAATTGATATTCCGTAATGTCCTGATCAACCAACAAAGGACTCTGGATGACTATCAAACTTTCCAGAAAACAAAAGCGTAAACTGCGTAACGAAAATCTGTTAGGAAAGGAAAATATTGTAGGCGTACAAGGACAAAAAAAGAACGGTCTCACTCTTAATAGTGTGATACCAAAAACCCTCAACCAAGAGGTAGCGTTCTCTGCTTTTGAGAACGGTAAACATCTGCTCCTACATGGTATGGCAGGGACAGGTAAAACTTTCATTTCTCTCTATCTCGCATTCAGCGAAATTTTCACTAACTACTCCGAATATGATTCTGTGACTATCGTGCGAAGCGCGGTTCCATCAAGAAGCGTTGGTTTCTTGCCCGGTAAAGAGCAAGAGAAGAACCAAATCTTTGAACAACCGTATCAAGCACTCTGCACCGAACTGTTTGATCGCGGAGATGCTTATCAAATCCTCAAAACCCGTGACAATATCAGGTTCATTACTACGTCCTATGTGCGTGGTATGACGTTCAGGGATTCGATCATCGTGATTGATGAATGTCAGAATCTATCTTATCACGAACTTTATTCTATCATGACAAGAATTGGTGATAACTGTAGAGTCATTTTCTGTGGTGATTTCCATCAAAGCGATTTGACTTCTGATAGAGAAAAAGAAGGCATACATACATTTATGGAAGTTGTCAGCAGAATGGATGAGTTTAAGTTTGTTGAGTTTGGCGTTGATGATGTTCTTCGTTCTGGTGTGGTTAAAAGCTTCCTTTTAACTCAAGAGGAAATGGGTATTCGTGTCTAATTCATGTAATTTATAAATAGAACTAAGGAGAGTTCTATGATGTATTACACGGTATATAAGATTACGAATACACGAAACGGTCGGTTTTATGTTGGACAGCATAAAACCGATAATTTGGACGATGGTTATATGGGGTCTGGCTTGCTTATCAAACATGCCATAGAAAAGTACGGCGAGGATGCATTTGAGAAAGAGTATCTTGCTGTGTTTGATAATAGCGATGATATGAGGCGGTTTGAAGAAACTGCGGTGGATATTGAAGACCCGCTTAGTTATAATTTAGCACCCGGTGGGTGCGGGGGAATGGTGCTTGTCGATGAGGCGAAGAGAAAGTCAATGGGAGCGAAGGTAAGTATGGCTAAGAAGGGGGTGAAATTTTCTGAACAACATAAAAAGGCTATTTCAGAAAACCACGCTAATGTTTCTGGTGAAAACAATCCTATGTTTGGTAAGAAACAGAGCACCAATGCAAAGAAAAAACAGTCTAAAAAGGCAAAACAACGTAAGAAGATAAAATGTGATAATTGTGGAAAGGTGTGTGATGTTTCCAATCACGGTCGTTGGCATGGGGATAACTGTAGTGCCTATTGACAACCAGACCTTTGTTCTGTTATTATGAAACAATAACGAAAGGAAAACGGAAATGGCTGCACAAATGTACGATCTTTCTGAAATTCAATTTGAGAATGAGATTGAAGAGAAGGCAGAGACCCTAGCTATTATGTTTGTTGAAGATCGCGGCATGGACGGAGCCATTTCTGGCCTTTCCCAAGTCCTTGCTATTGTTGCCGAAGAAAGCCCTGCTGCCCGTAGGATTCTGGACCGGGCGCTTGAGTATCAGGCCAGTAAAATGGTGTCCCGAAAAAAGTAATAATATTACTCTCTTTTTTTATTGACTAAAACCTAAATCCGAGATATGATGTAAGTATAAGGTCAAGAAAAAGGAGACACCCCAATGACGAAGTTCGACAAAGATCAATTTTCCTTCCACGGCGGCTACTTGATGTATCATGGCCCCTATGAAGGCCAGAAGACCTACGGCGAA